CGCGGTTCGGCGCGGCCCGCGAGGCGCGCAAGCGCCGGCCGCGGCTGCTCTGCGATCTCACCGTCCGCCTGCTCGCCCATCTGCCGCCGCGGCGGGGCTGGGGCGTCGCCGAGCGGCGAACGGTGCTGGTGGCGGTCGGCTCCGGCCTCGTCGCCCGGGCCGGCATCGTCGTCTGGCTGTCGCTGGACGAGGTGCGGACGCTGGCGGCGCTGGTCGCCTCGCCCGGCGGGCGCTGCGGCGTCGACGTGCTGATCGACGCGGTCGCCATCGACGACGCGGAGGGCGGGGCGCTCGGCGCCGGGGACGCGCTGCGCAAGCGGCTCCACTACCTCAACCCCCGTCTCGCCGCCGTCGGCCTCACCGTCGCCACGCCCTGCAACGGCATGCGCGAGCTCGTCGACCTCTGGTGCGACGAGGCCGCGGACCAGCCCCTCGAAGAGGAGGATTGAGCGGTGGACACCTGCCAGATCCGGCTGCGCGTGGGGCGGGCGAGCTGCGTCACCTGCGGCGTCGTCGTCTCCGCCGGCGGCGTGCCCTGTCCGCGTGAGCGCGAGGCCTACGGGCTTTCCGCCGATTTCGACTGCGGTGATTTCGGCGCCCGCGATTTCGGCACTGGCGACTTCGGGGGCGGGGTCTCCTCCCTCTCCGCCCGCCGCGGCCCGGAGGCGGAGGTTCCTCCCGCCGCCTCCGGCACTTGCGGGCCGGCGCCCGTTGCAGGCTTCACCCCGTGGCCGGAGTCCGGCGGGCGGGGTGTCGTGTCCGGTGGTGCCGGCCCGTCCTTCTCTCATTCTGTCGACCCCCTCGATCCTCTCGACCACGGGACGCGCCGATGAGCCTCGCCCCTTGCGCCGACCATGCCCTCGCCCGGGCGGCAGGTCTGCCGGGATCGTCCGGCGGGAGTGCCGGAAACGACCGGCAGATTCGCCGGACGGCCCGCGGCGGCGGCGCGCTCGACGTCGACCTCGCCGCCGTCGTCGGTTTCCTGCGGCGGCGGCACCCGGTGGCCACCGCCGCGGCCGTTGCGGTGGAGACGGGCGTTTCGGCCGGCACCGTCGAAAACTGGCTTTCGGCCAAGTCCGGACTGTCCGGCCGGGCCTTCGCGGCGCTCGCCTGGCACTACGGCCCCGATTTTCTCGCCGCCGCCTGGGAGGGGTGTCCGTGGTGGCTGGACGCCGCCCGGCGCGACGCCGAGCGGGCGCGGATCGACCGCGAGATCGCCGACCTCGTCGAGCGGCGGCGGCAACTGGGGGACTGACCGATGGCAAACAAGCCGCAAAGGCCGATCGCCGTCTTTTTTCTCGGGCTCGCGTGGCTGTTCGCCGGCTGGCGCGCCGACCGGGCGCTGGCCGCCGGCGACCGCTGGATCGACGTGGCAGAGGCGTGGCGCCGGCGGCGCGACGCGATCGAGGCGCGGATGCGCCGCGCGGAAAGGGGGGAGTGATGAGCTACGAGGCATGGGGCGAACCCGAAGAGGGCCGGTTCGACGCGGCGATCGAGGCCGGGTGGCTCGACCCAACCGATCTGTCGCGCGCCGTCATCGACGTGATGAGCGAGCGGGATCGTCAGTGGAACGAGGAAGGATTCCGGGCGGAGCACGACGACGCCCACGTCAACGGCGAGCTGGCCGGTGCGGCGGCGGCCTATGCGGTTCTCCGGTCGCATGTCCCGCCGGAAGTCGTGATGGGCTGGGATTTTTTGGAGCAGCTGTGGCCTTGGTCCCCTGACTGGTGGAAGCCCAAGGATCGCCGGCGTGACCTCGTGCGCGCGGCGGCTTTGCTGATCGCCGAGATCGAGCGTCTCGACCGCGCGGCGGGAGGCGAGACGCCATGATCCTCGTCCTCACCGTCTGCCTGCTCGCCGGCTCGGGCGTCGCCGCCGAGTGGACCGGGCGTCACCCGAAATGGCGCGTCGTGCGCTGGGCCTGCCGGCCGCCGGAGGTGCGGGCGTGAGCGTCGCGGTCTCCCCCTCTCCGCCGCGTCCGGCGCTGCGCTGGCACGGCGGCAAGTGGCGGCTGGCGCCGTGGATACTGTCGCACTTTCCGGCGCACCGGACTTACGTCGAGCCCTTCGGCGGCGGCGCGTCGGTGCTGCTGCGCAAGGCCCGGTCCTACGCCGAGATCTACAACGACCTCGACGAGGAGGTGGTGACGCTGTTCCGCGTGCTGCGCGACCCGATCGACGCGGCGCGGCTCGTCGACCTGCTGCGGCTGACGCCCTTCGCGCGGCGGGAATTCGAGGCGGCCTATCAGCCGTCCGACGATCCGGTCGAGACCGCGCGGCGGCTGGTCGCGCGCTCGTTCATGGGCTTCGGCTCCAACGCCCACGCCTCGGCCGCCAAGGGGCATCGCTCCACCGGCTTCCGCTCCAATTCCAGCCGCTCGGGGACGACGCCGGCGCAGGACTGGGCCAACTACCCCGGCGCGCTGCGCATCCTCGTCGAGCGGGTGGCCGGCATCGTGATCGAGTGCCGCGACGCCCGCGAGGTGATGGAGCGGCACGACGGGCCGGCGACGCTGCACTACGTCGATCCGCCCTACCTTCACGAGACCCGGGCGGGCGGCAACGGCTGGCGGATGTACCGGCACGAGATGACGCGGGGCGACCACGCCGAGCTGCTCGATTTCCTGCGCGGCCTCACCGGCTTCGTCGTCCTCTCCGGCTATCCCGATCCGCTCTACGACGAGCATCTCGCCGACTGGCGCCGGGTGACGCGCGAGGCCTTCGCCGACGGGGCGCGGCCCCGCCTCGAGGTGCTGTGGATCAACCCGGCCTGCGCCGCGGCGCTGGACGCGGCGCGGGGCGCGAGCCTGTTCGGGGGTGTGGCGTGAGCGTCGCGGTCTACCGCTTCGTGCCGCGCCGCCGCGTCGAGGACTTTCTCGCCGCCGGGTGGATTCCGACGCCGGCTTTCGAGGGCTGTCACCACGGGCGGTGGAGCGTGCTGATGCGCGCCTGCTGCTGCAATCCGGAGGGGCGGGGATGAGCGCGCCGTCGGCGAGAGGGCTGTTTCGGGCGACGGGCAAGCGGGCGCGGCCGGCGGTTGTGCGCGACCTCGTCACCGGCGAAGACGTGGTGCACCCGGACGGCTTGCCGCGCGAGGCGAACGACTTTTACCCGACGCCGAGCGAGGCGACCACCGCGCTGGCGCTGGCCGAGGCGCCGTGGCTGGCGCGGCACCCGGTGATCTGGGAGCCGGCCTGCGGCGACGGGCGGATGATGGCGGACCTGCGGCGCCACGGCCACGAGGTGGTCGGCTCCGACCTCGTCGACCGGGGCTGCGGCGCGGTGGTCCGCGATTTCTTCGCGTTTTCGGAGGCTCTGGCGCCGGCGATCGTGACCAATCCGCCGTTCGCGCCGTGCAACCGCGACCCGGGGTTCGTGCGGCACGCGCTGGACGGCCTGCGCGCCGACTACATGGCGCTGCTGCTGCCGGTCAACTGGATGGGTGCGGCGAGCCGGGCGCGGCTGTGGCGCGACCATCCGCCGGCCCGGGTGAGGCTGATGCGCTGGCGCATCGACTTCACCGGCCAGGGCGCCCCGCCGATGATCAACGCCTGGTTCGTGTGGGAGCGCGGGCACCGGGGCGGGACGGAGCTTTCGATGCTGGACCGGCCGGCGCCGGCGGGGCTGTTCGACGGTGAGGGGGAGGCGGCTGAGTGATGGATGCGCTCACCTCCTTCGCCGGCCCGGCCCGGCGCGTCCTCGTCGGGTGCGAGACGTCCGGCGTCGTCCGGCGGGCGTTTGCCGCGCTCGGTCACGACGTCTGGTCGTGTGATCTGCTGCCCGCCGAGGACGGCAGCAACCGGCACGTCGTCTGCGACGTGCGCGATCTGCTCGGCGAGGGGTGGGATCTGCTGGCGGTGATGCACCCGCCGTGCACGCGGCTTTGCAACAGCGGCGTGCGATGGCTGCACGTGCCGCCGCCGGGGCGCACGCGCGAGGCGATGTGGGCCGAGCTGGACGAGGGCGCGGCGCTGTTTTCGGCGTGCTGGTCGGCGCCGATCGCGCGGGTGGCGGTCGAAAATCCGGTGATGCACCGGCACGCCCGCGAGCGGATGCCGGCGGACCTCGTCCGGCCGCAGATCGTGCAGCCGTGGTGGTTCGGCGACCCGGCCTTCAAGGCGACCGGCCTTTATCTACGCGGCTTGCCGCCGCTGGCGGCGACCGACCGGCTGACACCGCCGCGGCCGGGCACGGCGGAGCACAAGGCGTGGTCGGGCGTGCACCGCGCCCCGCCGGGGCCGGACCGCTGGCGACTGCGCAGCCGGACCTATCAGGGGCTGGCGCGGGCGATGGCGGAGCAGTGGAGCGCGGCGATGGCCGATCCGACTGCCGAAGCCCGACTGCCGAATGCCGAAAGGCTTTCGCCATGACCGCCTCCCTCGACGATCTCGCCCGCGAGCTGGACCGCGCCCGGGCGGCGGCCGACCGCAAGCCGGGCAACGCCGATCTGCTGCGGCGGCACCTCGAGGCGGAGGTCGCGTTTCTGCGGGCCGAGGTCAAGGCGGTGCGCGGCGAGGCGACCTTCTGGCGGGACAAGGCGGGGGCGCTGGTTCGGGCGCTGAGGCGGCGGCGGGCACATCAGGACCGGCTCGTCGACCTGCTGCGCGCCGCGCGCGGGCGGCCCCGGCGCCGGCGTGCGCGGACGGCGGGATGCGGGCCGGATCTGTTCGGGGAGGGTGGGGCGTGATGGGCGGGCCGGAAAATCAGGCGCAAGCGGGGGAGGCGCCGCCGGAGCGGCGCGCGGCGTCGCTCGACGACCAGATCGCGCTGGTGCGGCGGACCGCCGATTCGCGCGCCAACTTCCTGCCCGGGCGGGTCGCCGCCCGCAAGATGAGCCAAGCGGCGGCGGAAAAGGAACTCGACACGTGGGAAGACGTGGCGCGGTCGCTGTCCTTCGTGCGCAGGTATCGGGATGAATTCGTCGAGTATATCGAACGGAAACGAGAATTCGAGCGCGAGAGGGCGGCGGAGCTGGCCGGGGCGGTCGACGGTGGGGAGGAGAGGGCATGAGGCCGGAGAGGAAGCCGTCTCCACTCGTGGGCTACATTTCTCGCGAGGAAAGCCTCGCGCAAGGCGATGAGATGCTCGCGCGGGCCGCCGCGACCTTGGAGAAGGCGGAGCGGTGCGGCAACCCGGACGACGCTGCGCTTTTGCGGGCTTCGGCCTCCGTGATGCGGGAGATCGCGGCCAGTTTTCTCAACTTCGTCTCGCTGCAGCCACTCTCGCATGAGGCGCGCGTGCTGAGGATGCAGGCCGAGGAGCATTTCACCCGGGAGCGCCGGTTGCGGGCGCTCGTGGCCAAGGGCGTGGGGCGGACCCCGAACGAGCCGGCCGAATGGACGGCGATGGTCGCCGACGCCGAGCACGAGAGCGGGCGCGCCTGCGTCCTGGCCTTGCTGGATTGCGGCGCGGACGTGTCGGGCCTGCCGCACGCCTCTGCGACGGAGGAGGGGTGATGCGCCCGCGCTATTCGATCATTCCTTCCGCGGCGGTTTACGACCGCCGGCTCAAGGGGCGCGACCTGCACGTGCTCAACGTGCTCGGCGTCGCGGCCGACAGCGACAGCGGCTGGTGCTGGCGGTCCCAGCGCGAGATGGGCGAGGAGATCGGCTGCAGCCGCGCCACGGTGCAGGCCTCGATCGCCCGGCTCGTCGATGCCGGCTACGTCGAGGTGCGCCAGCGGCGGCGCAAGGACGGAGGCGACGCCAGCAACGCCTTCCGGGTCGTGATGGACGTCTCCGACGAGACGGTGGCGCGGGCGGAGGAGGAGGCGTTCCGCCGGGAAGACGCCGAGGGCGACGATTCCGGTGCCGCGATTGGCGAGGGTGAATGGGCGCGAGAGGGTGGAGCCGACGAGCCCCCCCCCGCCAATATGCTGGCCCCCCCGGCCAGCCCAGAGCTGGCCCCCCCGGCCAGCCCAGAGCTGGCCCCCCCGGCCAGCCCAGAGCTGGCCCCCATAAGAACGACCCAATCTAACGATCCCAGTCTAACGGTTACCCCCCCTGCCCCCCAGGGGGCGAAAGAGACGCGGGCGCCGCGACGGGGCGGGGCCGACGAGGGCGAGGAGGCCGACGACGGCTTCGCCGCTTTCGAGGCGGCGTGGCGGGAGGCCGAGCCGAGGCACGCCACCGACCGGATGCGCCCGGCGCGGAGCGTCTGGCGCGGGCTTTCGGAGGCGGACCGGGCGGCGGCGGCCGACCCGGACGTGATCCGCGCTTTCGTGGCCGACCAGCGCCGGGCGCGGCGGACCACGCTGGCCGCGCCGCTGACCTACCTTCGTGAGCGGATGTTCGCCCGGATCAAGCCGGCCTCCGCGACGTCCGGCGGCGGCGGGTTCGTGCCGGTTGTCGGCTACGGCCGGGCCTGGTGGTGCCGCTGGGTCGGCTACGCCGGGCCGGGAAACCGGGATGCCGAGGGCCGGCCGCTGCGCGGGGCGATGATGGCGCGGCAGATGGCGGAGCGCGCCCGGCAGGGCACGCCGGAGGGAGCGCCGCTGGCCGAAGCGCAGGCGCTGGAGCGGGCGGCGGCGGGATACGTGGCGATCAGGGTCGATTCGGCGGAATTCGAGGCGTGGCGGGCGTGGTGGGCGGCGCGGGGGATCGAGCTTCCGCGGCCGGACCGGGTCGAGGTGATCCACCTGCCGGCGGCGTCGCCGGAGGCGTGGGAAGCGCGGGCGAGGGAGGCGGCGGAATGATCGGGATCGACGTGGAGCGGCTCGTATCGTGGACCCTCAACGAGCAGGCGGCCGACCTCGGCGGCGGGTGGGCGATGTCGGGGACGGTGTCGTCCACCGCCGTGGTCTGCGAGACGCTGCAGCTCGGGGCGATCGTCGATCGGCAGCCGGGGCACGTCAAGGCGATGGGGGCGTCCTCGCACGTGGACGCGCTGACCGTCTACGGCGCGATCGTCTCGCCGGGGCTGCTGACGCGGGACGAGCGCTTGCTCGTGCTCGGCCACGGCAAGATCGGCGGGCGGCCGGAGTGGGACATCTGGCCGGAGATCTCGCCGAAGCGGCATCCGAGAAACGGGCGGATCGTGGTGGAGCAGGAGTTCGACAAGCGGGGCAAGGTGGTGTCGGCGTGGTGTCCGCTGGTGGTCTACCCCTCGCTGGAATTGGTGATCGCGGCGCGGGCCTCCTATTCGACGTGGCACGGCGCCCTCGCCAAGCTGCGCGATGCCCTCGCCGGGCGGCTTTCGGCGCACCGGGTGACCGGGCCGGCGGCGCCCGAAGCGCCGTGGAATCGGTCGGAGACCGTCCACAGGGGCGAGGCGGAACAACAAACGGAAACGGAAACGAAAAAAGCCGTTGCGTGAGGTTTGGATTTGACATAAGCATCAAGGCGTCAGATTTGCGATTTGGTGGAACCGGCCGGGGCGACCCGAGCCGGTTTTTTGGTGTGTGGTTCGAGGTGGACATGCCGACGCTGCCTCCGACGTTCCGGCCCGGCGGGGCACGATCTCGCCGCGAGCAGAACATCGATGCCGATCGTCGTCGAGGGTCGGCGCGGCAGCGAGGATACACCGGTGCTTGGGACAAGGCTGCGGCGGGATATATCGCCGAGCATCCCGTCTGCGAGTATTGCGATCTCGACGGATATCTGGCTGTCGCTACGCTAGTCGATCACCTCTATCCGCAGAGGCAGTTCGACGGGGTGTTCTGGGAGCGGGGATGGTGGGTGGCCTGCTGTGCCTCTTGCCATAGCGGCATGAAGCAGGCGGCGGAGCGGGCGGGCAAGGGCGCCCTCGACGATCTGGCACGGCGCCTCGGGCGGGTGGTCCTCTGAGGGCCAGGGTGGGGCGCCGACACCGCCCACCCCCCCCACCCCCATCATCGGGAGGTAGGGGGGGGCAAAAGTCCAGAACCCTTTTGATGCGGACCGGCGGGGTAGTCAAAGTTTTTCGGGCGCGGGTTTCGGGGAGAATTTTTTCGGGGTCGCGGCGGGGCGGTGGCTTCGGCGAGCGGGGAGGTGCGATCGATGGGACGTCGGGGGCCGAAGCCGGAGCCGGCGGCGGTCAAAGTGCGCAAGGGCAATTCGGCACGACGGCCGATCGGGAAGGATCCCGAGGCCAAGGCCGAGGCTTCGGCCGGTGCGATCGCGCCGCCGTCGTGGCTGAAGGACGAGGGGCTCAAGGTCTGGAACCGACTCGCTCCCCGGCTCGCGGCCATGAAACTGCTGACGCCGGTCGATGCGGAGACCTTCGGGCGCTACTGCCGGAACTTCGCGCGGTGGCTGATGATGCAGGAGCGCCTCGATACGATGGGTGACTTCTACGAGATCGAAACCGCAAGCGGGATCGTGCGGCGATCCGATCCGGCCGGCCCGACGTCGGTGCGTCTGGAGCTGCTGCTCGAGCGGGCCGAGGCGAACTTCGGCCTCAATCCGGCGGAGCGGCAGCGCATTCTCGCAGCGCGTGCCGGCGTCGTCGGGCTACCTGCCGGCGATCTCTTCGGCAGTCAGGACGGGCAGGCTGCGGCTGCGCCGACGAAACCGAAGGACGAGGCGCCTGCCGACGCCATTCGTCCGGCGACGGCGATCGGGTTCCTCAATTGACCGCAGCCGCGCGGCGGCGCAAGCCGCAGGTGAATTCACAGCCGGAGCGTCCGGCGGGCGTGAGAGAAGAGGCGACTTACGACGCCGCGCGCGGTGTGTGGACCTTCGCCGACTACTGGTTCGACGAGCGGGCGGCGGCTTCGGCTGTCGCCTTCTTTCCCGGTCATCTCACCTTCTCGAAAGGGGAGTGGGCGGGCCGGCCGTTCCGGCTCGAGAGATGGCAGGCTGACGACATCGTCCGGCCACTGTTCGGCTGGAAGCGGCCGGACGGCACGCGGCGGTACAGGCGCTGCTACGTCTGGGTGCCGCGCAAGAACGGCAAGACGGAACTCGCCGCGGGCATCGCGTTGCTGGTTCTGCTCGGCGACGGAGAATATGGCGGCGAGGTCTATGCCATCGCCTCTCACGAAGGGCAGGCGCGCATCGTGTTCAATCAGGCGGCGACGATGGTGGCGAAATCGCCGACGTTGTCGCTCGATCTGGAATGTTTCAAGCGCTCGATCTACTGCCCGAGCCTCAACGCCAGCATCATCCCGCTGTCCGGCAAGGCGGACGGAAAGCACGGTCTGAGCGCCTCCGGCCTGATCGGTGACGAGATCCACGAATGGCCGTCCGGCGACCTTTACCAGTACATCCACGACAGCGAGGACGCCCGGCGTCAGCCGCTCGAATTCCTGATCTCCACGGCTGGCAAGAAAGGCAGCTACGGCGAGGAGGCGTGGGACGAGTGCCAGAAGATCCTCGACGGCACGATCGAGGATCCCGAAACGCTGGTTGTCTGCTACGCGGCGGACCCGGAGGACGACTGGCAGTCGGAGGATGTCTGGCGCAAGGCGAACCCGAACCTCGGAGTGTCGAAGAAGCTCGAAACGATGCGGTCGAACGCGCGGCGGGCGGCGCAGCTGCCGCGGCTCGAAAACGCCTTCAAGAACTATCACCTGAACATCTGGACTGAGCAGGCGGTGCGGTGGCTGCCGATGGATGGCGTCGACGACACGGGGCGCCGGTTCGGGTGGAACCATTGCGTCGGCCCCACACCGTGGAAGGATCTGGAGCGCTGTCTTGCCGGCAAGCGCTGTTTCGGCGGTCTCGACCTTTCATCGACAACCGACCTTTCGGCGCTGGTCTGGTGGTTCCCGGTGCAGGAGGGGCTCGACGTGCCCGTCGTGCTTCCCCGGTTCTTCAAGCCCGAGGCGTACCTCAAGGATCACTCGCGCCGCGACAAGCTGCCCTACGACCGCTGGGCGAAGGACGGGGCCTTGATCGCGACACCGGGCAACGTGATCGACTATGCGCGCATTCGCGCGGTCGCGTTGCGTGACGCGGAGCAGTTCTCGGTGGCCTTCATGGGGGCGCCGGCGGCCGATCCGAGCAAGACCGGGAGCATCGCCTACGATCGCTGGAACGCGACGGAGACAATCCTGATGCTGCAGGACGAGGGCTTCGGGATGGTGCCGTTCGGCCAGGGTTACGCCTCGATGTCGGCCCCGGCGAAGGAACTGGAGCGGCTCGTGATCTGCAACGGGTTCCATCACGGCGGTCATCCGGTTCTCAAGCGGCACGCCGAGGTGGTGACCGTGGCGCAGGACGAAGCGGAGAACATCAAGCCGGTGAAAGCCAAGTCGACGGAACGCATCGACGGCGTCGTCGGGCTCTGCGAGGCGCTCGGCATCGCCGCCAACGACGAGGGCGTGGTCGATCTCGACGACTTCCTCAAGAACGGGTTGATGGTCGCATGAGCTGGTTGTCCGCATGGTGGAGCAAGCCGGCTCTGAAAATTCAGGATCCGGAGAATAGCCGCGCGACCGGTCGGACCTGGGCAGGGCGAGACGTCGGCGTCCAAGCCGCGATGCAGCTTTCGACCTTCTGGTCGTGCTGCCGTCTGATATCGGAGACGGTCGCGACGTTGCCATTGCAGGTCTTCGAAAGACAAACCGACGGCAGCAAGGCGGCCCGCTCCGACCATTGGCTTTACGACCTGGTGCACGACAGCCCCAACGCGGATCTGACGGCGGCCGAATTCTGGGAGGGCGTCGTCCTGTCGCTTTGCGTGCACGGCAACGCCTTCGCGATCAAGGACGTCGCAAGCAACGGGCGGGTGATCTCGCTCAACCTGGTACCTTTCGAGAAGGTGACCGTTCGTCGGGACGAGCGCGGAGCCCTGCGCTACGGCGTCAATCACCGCGGCTGGATCGGTGATTTCGATGAGAGCCGGATCTTTCACGTCCGCGGTTTCGGGCCGGGCGAGGACGTCGGGCTATCGCCGGTCTCCTACGCCCGTCAGACGCTCTCGATCGCCGACGGTATCGGTGCGTCGGTCGGAGCGACGTTCCGGAACGGCATGCGTTCCTCGGTCTTCTTCACAGCGCCGCAGGGCGTCAAGATGACCCCGGATCAACGCAAGGCGTTCAAGGAAACCTTCATCGATCCTTATGTCGGGGCCGATGCGGCGGCCGCCGCGGGGCTGCTCGAGCACGGCTTCACCGTCAACCCCGTCAGCCTCAGTCCGCACGACGCCGAGATGCTGCTGTCCTGGCGGTTTTCGGTCGAGGACATCTGCCGGTGGCTGCGGGTGCCGCCGATCCTGATCGGTCATGCCGGCGACGGGCAGACGATGTGGGGATCCGGCGTCGAGCAGATCATGCTGGGGTGGCTGACGCTCGGGCTTCGTCCCTACCTGACGCGGATCGAGCAGGCGATCAAGAAGCGTCTGCTGCCGATCGGAGACCGCGGAAAGATCTACGCCGAATTCAATGTCGAGGGCCTGCTGCGCGCGGACAGCGCAGGGCGTGCGGCGCTGATGAGCGCCCTGGTGCAGAACGGCCTCCTGACGCGCAACGAAGGGCGGGCGATGGACAACCGGGCGCCCCAGCCGGGTGGCGACGGGCTGACGGTCCAGTCCAATCTCGTGCCGCTCGACATGCTCGGGAAGGTTCCGGCGCGGGCCGTGCAGCCAGCTCCGGGCGAGCCGGTCTAGGAGACGACGATGAAGACCAAGTCATTCGCGCTGAAGGTGAAGGATCTTTCCGAAGACGGAACCTTCGAGGGCTATGGCTCAGTTTTCGGCAACGCGGACAGCTACGGCGAGATCGTCGAGCCCGGCGCCTTCGCGGAGAGCCTCGCCCGTCATCGCCGCGAGGGCACCAAGCCGCTGATGCTCTGGCAGCACGACCCGGACAAGCCGATCGGCGTGTGGGACGATCTCGCCGAGGACGGCAAGGGTCTGCGCGGCAAGGGGCGCCTGCTCGCCGGTGTTTCGAAAGCCGACGAGGCGTTGATCCTTCTGAAAGCCGGGGCGCTCCAGGGGCTTTCGATCGGCTACCGCGAGCAGGAGGTCGCCCCGGACGGCAACAACCGCCGACTGAAGAAGCTCGATCTTCTGGAAATCAGCCTCGTCTCCTTCCCGGCCAATCGCCGGGCGCGGGTCGAGGCCGTGAAATCGGAGCATGTCACCACGCTCCGCGACAGGCTCTTGGCCGGGGATCGGCCAAGTCTCCGCGAAATGGAAAAGGGAATGCGGGACGCGTTCGACCTTTCCCATTCGGAAGCAGAGCGCGCCGTCCGCCTCTTCTTCAAGGATTTCGCTCAGGGGGATCCTGAGACCGTGACGGACCTTGCCGCCATCAAGGCGGCGCTGCCGGATCTCCGCGCGGCGCTGGATGGCATCCTCTCCAAGTAAGGACTCCACACCATGCACACGACCTTTGCGCTGGCGCTCGCCGCCGGTTCGCTGGCGCGCGTCGCCTTCGGCATCCCCGGTCTTCGCGCAGGCCGCATCTGCTTCGAGCAGGAAGGCCGCTCCGGCGGCGGAGCGGAGGCCGAGATCAAGCAGCTCACCGTCGACCTCAAGGCCGCCGCGGACGCGGTGAAGAAGCAGGCCGAGACGACCAACACCGAGCTGAAGAACCTCGGCACCGTCACCGCCGAAACCAAGAAGGCGGCCGACGAGGCGCTGATCAAGCACAACGAGCTCTCGGCCCGGATGACCGAGCTGGAGCAGAAGATGTCGCGGCCCGCCGGCGGCGATGGCGAGCGGCGCAAGTCGATCGGGCAGCAGGTGACCGACAGCGAAGACTTCAAGTCCTTCGTCAAGGCCGGCGGCAAGGGCCGGATCAGCATCGGCACCAAGGCGATCATCTCCGCCCTCACCACCGACGCCGACGGCTCGGCGGGCGATCTCATCGTTCCGGATCGTCGGCCCGGCATCATCGCCCCGCCGCAGCGGCGGATGACGATCCGCGACCTGCTCACGCCGGGCCGGACGTCGGTCAACGCGATCCAGTATGTCAAGGAGACCGGCTTCACGAACTCCGCGGCGACGGTGTCGGAAACGGCGGGCAGTGCCAAGCCGCAGTCGGAAATCAAGTTCGACGTGGTGACGACGGCGGTGACCACGATCGCGCACTGGGTGCTGGCGACGAAGCAGATCCTCGACGACGTGCCGCAGCTGCAGTCCTACATCGACGGGCGCCTGCGCTACGGCCTGATGTACGTGGAGGAGAACCAGCTGCTCAATGGCGGCGGCACCGGCACCGACCTCAACGGCATCTACACCCAGGCGACGGCTTACAGCGCTCCGATCGTGCCGTCGGCGGCCGGCAACATGACGAAGATCGACGTCATCCGTCTCGCGATCCTGCAGGCCTCGCTCGCCGAGTATCCGGCGAACGGTATCGCGATGCACCCGTCGGACTGGGCCGACATCGAGCTGACCAAGACCGAGGACGGCGCCTATCTGTTCGCGAACCCGCAGGGCGGGTCGGAGCCGCGGCTGTGGCGTCTGCCGGTGGTCGAGACGCAGGCGATGACGGTCGACAAGTTCCTCACCGGCGCGTTCCGCCTCGGCGCTCAGGTCTTCGACCGGGAAGATGCCAACGTCGAGATCTCGACCGAGGACGGCGACAACTTCCGCAAGAACCTCGTCACGATCCGTGCCGAGGAGCGCCTCGCGCTCGCGGTCTATCGTCCCGAGGCCTTCATCAAGGGTGACTTCTCCGACGCCCTCGCGGCCTGACGCCTTCGGCTGATTAAGGCCGGCGGCGCGCGCCCGCCGCCGGCTCTATCAGCCGAAGGAGACGATCGTCATGAAACTCAAGGTACTGGACCAGATCCACGTCAGCGCGGTGCAGAGCGACAGCCTGAGGCCGGGGCAGCGGATCGAGGTGAGCGACGCCTATGGCGCGGAGCTGCTCGCCAGGCATCCCGCGAAGTTCGCCGCCGAAAACGGCGAGAAGGCGGAGCCGGCGCCGAAGAACAAGGTTGAGCCGGCGCCGAAGAACAAAACCGCGCCGAATAACAAAACCGCTCCGAAAAGTGCGGTCTGAGGGGCGAGGCCCCGCACCAGGCGCGCGAGCGCCGCAACGAGGAGAAGGTCCGATGAGGCGAGTGAAAGTCACGGTCACCACGGCGGCGGACGGAACGGCCACGGCTTATACGCCGCGGGTCTCCGGCCATATCCACAGCGTCCACTATGTCAAGGATGGCAGCAACGCCTATGCCGACGGCGTCGATTTCGCGGTCACCGCCGAGGCGACGGGCGAGAACATCTGGACGGAGGCCAACGTCAACGCTTCGGCCGTGCGCTACCCGAGGGCGGCGACCCATTCCCAGGCGGGCGTGGCCGCGCTCTACGCCTCCGGCGGCACCGCGGTGCTCGACCGCGTCGCGGTCGCCAACGATCGCATCAAAATCGTCCTCGCTCAGGGGGGCAATGCCAAGGTCGGCGCCTTCCTCGTGCTGATCGACGAGGGCTGAGGTGCGCGTCGCCGTCGTTACAGCCCCCGATCCGGTCGTCACTCTCGATCAGGCGAAGGCCCATCTTCGCGTCGACCACGCCGAGGACGACGAGTTGATCGAGGGTCTGGTGGCGGCGGCGACGCAGTGGATCGACGCTCCGGCCGGATGGCTCGGCCGGGCGATCGGACGGCAGACGCTCGAGGTCACCGTCGACGGATTGTGTGACGCGGGCGTCGCACTGCCCTTTCCGCCGATCAGTGCGGTGGAGTCGGTGACATACCTCGACGCCGCCGGCGAAGAGGCGATTCTCGCCGACACGGCCTGGCGTATCGGCGGGACGTCGCTGCGCCCGTTGTTGTTGCCGGCGCGCGGGGTGTCGTTTCCGGCTGTGGCGACCGGCGGTGACTCCGTGACGGTCCGGATCGTCTGCGGCTGGCCGACCGATGAGGTTCCCCGCCCGATCAGGCAGGCGATCCTGCTGATGGTCGGTGGCTGGTACGAGGATCGGGAGGCGACGTCGCGGGAGGGGCGCTCGGCCGTTCCCTTCGGCGTCGAAGGGCTTCTTTCGCCCTTCCGGGCCTGGTGATCTTTCTTAACTGACAGGAGACGACGATGGCGGATCTCACGATCACGGCGGCGAATGTGCTGGCCGGGGTGACGGCGAAGAAGCGGGCCGGGGCGGCGGGCGCGGCGGTGACGGCGGGACAGGTGGTCTACGAGGCGGCGGAAACCTCGCGCTTCGGGCTCGCCGACAGCAATTCGGCGACGGCGGAGGTGCGCCGGCCGGCGGGGATCGCGCTCAACGGTGCGGCCGACGGCCAGCCGCTGACGATCGTGACCGAGGGGCCGGTGACCATCGGAGCGACGCTGACGCCGGGCGTCGCCTACTACCTTTCCGACACGCCGGGCGGCATCTGTCCGGTCGCCGACGTCGGATCGGGCGAATACGTCTGCCTGATCGGCATTGCCACCTCGGCGAGCGTGCTCGACGTCAAGATCCAGGCGTCCGGCGTCGCTCTCTGATGTGGCTGGTGTTCCTGCGGCTGTGGTGCTGGCACGCGCCGCGGCGGGGCAACATGGTGACGCTGCGATTTCGCGAGGGGGCCGTGCGGCTGGTGACGCGGGCACAGGCCCGCGACGCGCTGGCCGTCGGCGCCGCCCGGCGGGCGACGAAAGAGGAGATCGCCGATGAGCGGCGCCGGGTCGCTGCGTGAGCGCGTCGCCTTCGAGCGGCGCGACGCGGCCGTCGACGGCTACGGCAACACCGTCGGCGAGGCATGGACGACGGTGGCCGTCTGCGCCGCGCAGGTGATCCCGATCAAGGGCGGCGAGGAGGTGCTGGCGTCGCGGCTCGCGGGCCGGCAGCCGGTTATCATCCGGGTGCGCTCGTCGAGCGAGACCCGAAGCGTGACGACCGACATGCGAGCCCGCGACGTGCGCAGCGGGGTCGCCTACGACATCACCGCCGTGGCCGACATGGACGGACGGCGGCGCTACCTCGACATCATGGCGGTGGCCGGTACGGGGCAGTGACACTGTCGCTGTCGGCAACGACGGAACCGCGCGGCGAGTGACCGTGTGGTGGCGCGCTCGACGTGTCATCCGGGATCGATCAGGAGGGACGATGGGCGCGAAGTGGTCCGGCCTCGACCGGTTCAACCGCAAGGCCGCGCGGCTTCCTGCAGCGATCCGGGCGGCGATCCGCGAGGCGCTCGACGAGGCGTCGCGCGAGATCGTCGAGGCCCAGAAGCGGGCCGCGCCGAGGAAGACCGGCGCGCTGGCGAAGTCGATCACGCGGACTTTCGGCGACGATTCACCGGCCTATGCGGCCTTCCGATCGGCGTCACGGCGGCTGACGGGCTCGCGGCGGCGGGCGGGTGACGACCCCGACCTGCAGGTGCGGATCACCGCCGGCAATTCGGCGGTGCGCTACGCCCATCTCGTCGAGTTCGGGACCGCGCCCCACGTCAACGACGGCCGGTTCGCGGGAACGCAGAACCCCGGCGCGCCGGCGCGACCTTTCTTCTTTCCGGCCTACCGGCTGCGGCGGCGGGGTATCCGCGGGCGGGTGGCGCGCAAGGTCAACAAGGCGATCAAGAGGACGGCGCGCTCGTGAGCGGGTCGGAGGCCTCGCTCGCCCTGCAGGCGGCCCAGGTGGCCGCGCTCAAGGCCGACGCGGCGCTGACGGCGCTGGTCGCGGGGCGGATCTACGACGAGCCGCCGGCGGCGCCGACGTTCGGCTACGTCGTGGTCGGTGACGACCAGGTGATCGACGACAGCACCGACTGCGTCGAGGCAGCCGAGATCGTGTCGACGATCCACGTCTGGACGCGGTCGATCGGCTGGCCGGAGAACAAGCGGATCGCCGCGGCGGTGGAACGGGTTCTTGCGAGCGGTCTCGTCGTGGACGGCTACGCCGTCATCGACGCGGAGCACCGCGACACTATCGGTTTCCGGGAGGGGGACGGCAAGACGCGACACGGCGTCGTCACCTTCCGGTTCCTGCTCGAGAAGAGCGTCTGACGGCCGTTCGGGCCGATTTCCAAAGGAGACAGGACCATGGCCGGACCTTCGGAGCTTTCCGCCCGCCAGCTGATGATCAAGTTCGAGACGGCGCCTGAGAGCGGTGTTTTCGTGGCGAAGTGCCTGATCAACACCGATCGCGGCATTCAGTTTCAGTCCGATATCGCGCGGGGGACGACGCCCGACTGCGACCTCCCCGAGGCGCCGGGCTACCAGTGGGCGGAGGTCGACGGCCTGCGGGCGACGGTGAGCGGGGCCGGGACGCTCAACCTCGCCGACATCCCGTTTTTCGACACCTGGTATCGCAGCGGCGATTCCAAGGCGATCCAGGTGTGGGCCGGGACCCACGGCCACTGGGAGTTCGACGCCAAGCTTTCGGCCTTCGACGTGACGGGCGGGCGCAACGGCAAGGCGCAGGCCTCGGTGACGATCGAGAGCGACGGCGTCATCGCCGCCTACGTGGTCGCCGCCTGATGGGCGGCGACGCGCGCTTCTCCTTTCCCTGGGCGGACGGTGTCCACGTCTTCCGACTGGGGATCGGGGAAATCCGCGAGCTGCAGGACGTCACCGGCGTCGGGCCGCACGCGCTGCTCAAGCGGATCATGGCCGGCGAGTGGCGGGTCGACGACCTGCGCGAGACGATCCGGCTCGGCCTGATCGGCGGGGGCATGGAGCCGGCGAAGGCGTTGCCGCTGGTGATCCGCTACGTGGAAAACCGGCCGCTTCTGGAAAGCGTTCGTCCGGCTCTGGCGGTGCTTTCGGCGGTGTTGTCCGGCTTTGCGGAGACGCCGGTGGGAAAACCGAAGGCGAAGCGGAAGAAGACGGCGGCCGGATCCGCTTCGCCGACATCCTCGGCCTCGGCGCCGTGATGGGGTTCTCGCCGCGCGAGGTCGACGCGATGTCGCTGTGGGAGTTCCATGCCGCCGCCGACGGCTACCTCAGGGCGAACGGCGCCGCCAAGGCGGCCGCACCGAGCGCGGACGAGTTCGACCGGGCGCTTTACGAACACGCGGCGATGGAGGCGGCGGCGTTCGGCTGAGTGCGCCGCGGCCTCATTCCGGCGTCGGCGCCGGGGGAACCTCGTGTAGCTCGCGGCCGACGACGACGAGGACGCAGCCGATCAGAAACATCGTGGTGACGAGAGCGAATGCCTCCGGCGGGAGGCCCGGCAACGGCGGCATCAAGTCGCCGGAGCCGAGAAGTTCCGAGCGCAGGCGATAGGTGCGCTCGGCGCTGCGGAGCTCCGACACCGCCATGAAGGACAGCGTCGACGGTGGAATGACGACGAAGGCGGCGCCGAGCCAGCCGAGGACGTTGAAGCGCATCCGCAAGGTTCTCATTTCTCTACCCTTTCACCGATTTCCAGTGCGTGAGCGGAAAGCCGATCGATGGCCGAAGACCTCGAAAGAATGCTGCTGACGCTGAGCGCCGACGTCCGGCGCTTCGAGCGATCCTGGGAGCGGGCGACGGCCGGCGTCAACCGGCAGTCGGCGGCAATCGAAAAGCGCGCGCAGGCGATGACGAAGCGGATCGACGCGATGACGTCGACCATGGGACGCGGGCTCGCCTCCGGGCTCGGGGTGATCGCCGCGGCGCTGACGACCGGCGAGGTGCTGCGCTACGCCGACGCCTGGACGCGGGCCGGCAACAGCCTCGCGGTGGCCGGCGTCACAGGCCGGCGGCAGGCGGCGCTGCTCGATACGCTCTACCAGGCCGCCCAGCGCAACGGGGCTCCGCTCGAGGCGCTGACCCGCCTCTACGGCGCCGCGGCCCAGGCCCAGAGGGAGCTCGGGGCGAGCGAAGCCGATCTCATCCGGTTTTCCGAGGGCGTCGCGGTTTCGCTCAAGGTCGCCGGCAAGTCGACGCAGGAGGCGAGCGGGGCGCTGATGCAGCTCGCCCAGGCGCTCGGGTCGGCGCGGGTGATGGCGGAGGAGTTCAATTCGATCAACGAGGGGGCGCGGCCGATCCTGATCGCCGTCGCCAACGGTCTCGACGCGGCCGGCGGGTCGGTGGCCAAACTCAAGACCCTCGTCAACGACGGGGCGGTGAGCAACCGGCAGTTCTTCGAGGCCTTCCTGCGCGGCCTTCCGGCGGTCGAGGCGATGGCGGCCAATGCGACGCAGACGCTGGCGCAGGGGTACACCAAGATCGAGAACGCACTGACGCGCTACATCGGCCGGCAGGACCAGGCGCTCGGGGCCTCGGCGATGCTGTCGGCGGGCCTCAACGAACTGGCCGACGATTTCGACGACGTCGCCGACGTGACGCTCAAGGTCGCGGCGGTGATCGCGGCGGCGCTGGTCGGCCGGGCGATCGGCGGGATGGTGATCGCGCTCGGCGCCGCCGGCGTCGAGGTGGCGCGGCTGATCAAGGCTCTCGTCGCCCTGCGCACGGCCGGGCTCGCGGCGATGGCCGGGACGGCCGGAGCGGCGGGGCCGCTCGGCGCGGCGATCGGTGTCGCGGCACTCGTCGTCGGGGCGTTCGCACTCGAGGCTCAATCGGCGGCGCAGCGGACCGAGCGGCTCAAGGGCGAGCTGCGGGATCTCGGGCTCCTCGCCGACGGCGCGGCCGGAGGTGCCGAGCGGGCCGGCGAGGCGCTGCGCGCCATGGCCTCGGAGGAGATCCGGGCGCGGCTCGCCGAAATCAACGACGAACTCGACCGGATGCAGAAGCGGTCGTGGTCGTCGATGTTCGGCGGGGGCCCGGAAACTCTCGGCGACATCCGGTCCTCGCTGGCGGCGATCACCGGGCCGCGGCAGGCGGCGAGCCGGCAGGAGCGCGAGGCGGCGCGCGAGCTTTCGGCGCTGGTCGAGGCCGTGGTCGCCGGCAACATGGAAATGGAGGACTTCGAGAAGCGGCTCGACGCCATCGCCAAGATCAAGGTGTCGGACCGGTTCGAAGGGATCCTGAAGGCGGTGCGGGCGGCGCTGCCCTACATGCGGGCGCTCGCGGCCGAGGCGGAGCGGGTGGCACGTCAGTCGGCCGAACCGGTGCTGGTGCGGCGCGGGCCTTCCGAGGCGGTGCTGGCGGCGCAGGAGTTCGGCCGGCGCAGCGAGGCGGCGAGCTTTCTGGCCGGGGAACTGGCGAAGGAACTGCGCTCGCCGGAGCAGAAGGAGATCGACGCGCGGACGGCGGAGCTGCTCAAGCTCGCCAAAGAGGCAGGGGTCGCGATCACCGAAGCCGAGGCGCGGGCGGCGGCCCGCCTGGAGCAGGAGCGCAAGGCCGACGCCACGCCGGCGAAGGACCGTGACCCGTTCCCGGACGGGGCGGTTTCGACCTATGTCGACAACGTCGTCGCCGCCGAGAGCGGGGGCAACCGGCGGGCGCGCAATCCGGCCTCGTCGGCGACGGGGCTCGGGCAGTTCATCGAATCCACCTGGCTTCGGCTGTTCAAGGAGAACTTTCCGGATCGGGCGGCCTCGATGTCGCGCGAGACGATCCTCGCGCTGCGGACCGACGCCGACATCTCGCGGCAGATGATCGAGGCCTACGCCCGCGAGAACGCCGACGTGCTGCGCCGGGCCGGGGTCGCGGTGAACGAGGCGGCGCTGCACCTTTCGCATTTCCTCGGAGCCGGGGACGCGGCCAAGGTGCTCAAGGCGGCACCGGGGACGCCGCTTGCCGGGCTGATCTCGCAAGCCTCGATCGCCGCCAATCCGACGATCCTCGGCGGCGGACGTACGGTCGACGACGCCATCGCCTACGCCGAGCGCAGGGCGGGCGGCGCGCGGCGGGCGTCGGGCAACCTCACGGCCGACGAGCGGCGGGCCGACAGCTACGCCGAATTGATCGCCGAAGCCGAACGCTACATCGCGATGCAGCGCCTCGAGGTCGACGCGCTGGGGATGACGGCGCAGGCAGCGGCGACGCTGCGGCACGAGCAGGAACTGCTCAACGCCGCCGTCGCCGCCGGCCTCGACCTCACGCCGGAGCAGCGGGCGCAGTTGCACGCCGTCGCCGAGGCGATGGCCGCGGTCGACGTGGCGGCGGAGCAGGCCGGGCAGCGGATCGCCGAGGTTGCAGACTCCCAGCAGTTTCTTGCGAGCGGCGTCACCAGCGTGTTCCGGGCGATGGCGGAAGGCGGCGACGCCGCGGAGCAGGCGGTCAATCGGCTGATCGAAAGCCTTCTCGACGCCTCGTTCCAGGCCCTGCTCATGGGGCAGGGACCGCTCGCGGCGCTGTTCGGGATGGTGGCGGAGCCGGGCAAGGTCGGCGGGCTTCTGAGCCTTTTCGGGTTCGATGCCGGTGGCTACACCGGGCCGGGCGGGCGGAAGGAGCCGGCCGGCGTGGTGCACAAGGGCGAGGTGGTCTGGAGCCAGGACGACGTGCGCAAGGCCGGCGGCGTCGGCGTGGTCGAGGCGCTGCGCAAGGCGGGCGGCCGGCTGCCGGGGTTCGAGCGCGGCGGTGCGGCCGGCTGGCCGACGCTGCCGGCGAC